GTCGGTGCCGTCGGTGCGCAGCGTGAAGGAGGCCGTGCCTGATGGCTGGATCGCGTGGTGACCAAGGCCTGAGATATCGTCCAGGCGCATAACCGGGTCGTCGGCGCCGGATGGCACGGTGCCCGCAGCGTCCTGCCAGAGGATCTGCTGACCGTTAAAGACCGGAATAGCGAGGAACGTCGCGCCGGTGCGCCCGCCCGCGTACACCTGTGCGGCATACGAGGAACTGATGTCGCCCGCGACCTGACCCGCGACCTTGCGGATCGTCTCCTCCATCAGCATGCCGTATGGCTGCGTGATAGAGGTGAATCCGGCAGGTACGCTGACAGGCTTGCTGCCGTCGTCAGCTGAGATTGCCGCGATGGCCAGGTGACCTGGCGCCATGCTGGCCGGGTAGGTCAGGCTGATCGTGCCGGTGCCGTTTCCTACGCCGGTGACAGACTCAACGTGGTTGATCGGTTCAGGGTCACCCAGCACACCACCGGCGAAGGCCTCGATCTCTGCCGAGCCGGTAAGCAGCGCTGCCGCCCCGTTATCGCGGGACAGGACTAGAACCCCGGCCAGGCCACCATCGTCATTGTCCAGGTGGGTCCAGGTACGTGCCCCGGACGCGCCTGCTGCTGTCGCCTCCTCGTAGCCCAGCGCGTGTCCCGAGTAATTGGTTCCGGCACCGTAGTTGACGTCGATGAACTCAGTCACCCCTGAAGGAGGGGTGTAGTAGTCGTCGAAGTCCATTTCGCTGTAGCCGGCGCCCCGCGCCACGCTAGCGAGGGTGATCATCATGTCACCCGCAGCAGGCACAGTGACCGACGGAACGTCAGGGATGACGATGCTCGAGCTTTCGGTGGCGAAGGTGAATGACACTGCGACTGGGGATTCGCTGTCGACCCCGGTGAACGTGGAACACGACAGCGCATAGCCATCCAGGCCGCCCAGGGTGACGGTATAGGCGGACGCCTCACTGGCCCCGGCGATCTTCCAGCCTACCGCTAGGTGGGTCGCCCCCACGGCGCTGCTGGGCACCGTGCCGTTGTAGGCCTCGGTGAACCCGGCAGGCAGCTCCAGGGTGTTCGCGTCGTTGTCGGCTGACGCCACCAGCAGGACGAGGTCGCCCTCGGCCGTACCGGCGGGCTTCGGGCACGAGGGGTCGAGGACAGAGCCGGACTCCGCCTCGGTGACCTTCTCCGCTCCGACGAGCGTAATAGCCATGAGCGGCCCCTTTTATACGACGGCGATGGTGGTCGGGTCGATGTTGTTCCCGAGATCCTGCATACCGGCAGACTTGTCGAAGATCCGCATCATGTTGTTGCAGATGATCCCGGTGGCTCCCGACTGGCCGCGAATGACGTTCTGACCGTCGCTGTAGTTCTGCTGGATGTTGAGGTGCTTCGAGTTGAGGAAGCGGATCGTGCCAGGGCCGTAGAACGAGTTGCCGAGGATCTGCACCCCGATGGTGTTCTTGCTGGAGGTGCCGTGGTAGGAATCCGAGATATGCGTACCCCCTTCGAGGGTATGCGTCTCGTTGCCCTGGATCAGTAGCCCGGTAGACTTGATGCCGTCACTAGCACCGAAACCGCCGTAGGTGATCGCGTTACCAGTGATATCGCGGGCGGTGTTATGCACCATCTTGATGCCCTTGTGGCGGTCGAACCAGAAGCCGTTGTAGGAGCCGTTGACCGTGTTAAAGGCCATCACGCAGTCGTAGCCAGAGGCGATGCGGATGCCGTGCAGGGCGGTGCTGTAGGTGTGGTTGGCGGTGAGCAGGATCTGCTCGGAACCGCCCTCCAGGCCGATCCCCACTTGCCCGCGCAGCGCGACGCATTGCTCGATGACGCCACGGTGAGTCGAATTCCAGAAGTCGCTGGTGATGTCGTTGGTGAACGCGCCGACGCCGTAACCAGTGACGTAGATCCCGTAGCTGGAGCCGTCGACCACCTTGACCCGAGTGATCGTGAAGTCGTCCAGGCCCTCGAGGCGGATCAGCGGGCCGTTGTCGGTGGCGTTCTTGTCGGCACCGATGATCGTGAAATCGTTGAGGTGAACGCCCTTGGTGTGCAGGCTGTCTTCGACATCGAGCATCAGCCCATAGTAGCTGTTCTCGTACGGGGCGAGAGGTGCCCAGGTCGCGGTCGGGCAGTCGATCACGGTGCGGTCGATGCCGTCGCCGCGTATCCGGCAGCCGTCGAACAGGAAGAGCGTGCTGTCGATCTGCCAGGTGCCTTCCTTGATTACGCCTCGGAAGGTCTGGTTGGCCTCCATGGTGTCGATGAAGTCCTGGAGATTGATCCTGTCCGTGGCTGGGTTGCCACTCGGAGAGATACCGTGGTTCTCGGTGGTGTACTCCTCCCCGTTCACCGTAACCTGGTCACCCTCACCGCCGCCGCCCAATTCGGAGATATCGAGCAGGTTCTGCCAGGTAGTCTCCCCGATATTGCGGTACTGGATGAAGTCACCCGAGATACGCATTTCGACGCCCGTAGAGCCGCCCCCGCTTCCGCCGATATCATCGAGGGAGACGAGGTCAGCCCAGGCGTTCGTGCCCTCTGGACGCCACTGGATATGGGTGCCGCTAGATCTCAGCTCGACCGGGAATGAAGCGGGAGACTCCGATTCATAGATGTTGATCGTCGCCTCCCTGACAATCTCGTCGTTCTGGAGAAAGCGAACCTCGTACTCACCTGCTGGTAGCGACATGCGCCCACCCTCCTGTGGCTGACCGGATTACTTGAACGTGACAGTGATAGCGCCAGGTGCCACGGTCGGGATGTCAGCGGTCTCCAGGGTACGGCTGGTGGTGAAGGCGCCATGAACCAGCAGGCTGCCCGAGGTAGACGCATCAAAGATGCCGAAGTGGGTGATCGTGATAGACCCATCTGCAATCGCCGAGAACTCGACCGTCGCGCTGTTGGCTACCGCGTACCCGCCATCGGAGGTCGCCGGGGCGCCGAACGCGACAGACTGGCGACCATAGCCAGAATCGGCGACTTCAGAGCCTGAGGCATCGTCGGTCGGATTCGTGGTGAATAGCGCCAGGTAGACCGTGGTCGGGCTAGTCAGTGCCGTGTTGCGGAGCAGGTGGTTGAGCAGTGCCTGTTCCGCGTAGTCTGAAAGTGCTGCCATGGGGAGTACCCTCTCTTACATGAAGCGTCGTTGTGTGACGCGGGTTCTGCCTTGACCGTGACCAAGGCGGGATGCTTGCTTCGCTTCAGAGCATGCTTCTTCTCTTCGGCGCAGATAGAACTCGGCCATAGCTTGATCTCGCCACGGCTGAGGCATCAACAGCAGACGCCCCCTGGCACCGTCCTCGAAGGCCTCTGACCAGCGCTCGATGATCTCCTCGGGCGGCATCTTGTTCGGGTGCGGTCGCATGACCAGGTCACCCTTCAAGATTGTCTCGCTGGGGGTGTGGGTGAACTCCACTGTCCCTGGATCGACCTGCTTCCACACCCGACCCTGCCTGACCTTATCCCCGTCCAGGGTCAGGGAGTTGAGACGAATTGGCTCGCCGTATGAGGGCGGCGTAATCGCCCCAGTCTTGGTGGTAACCAGCGCCACGCAGACCTTATCCCTCTCGACCCAGGCATCAGCGTCGGTGCAGAACTTCCTGGATGACCGCATGATCTCCTGACGGATGGTCATGAGCGGGCAGTCGGGGACGTCCAGAATGACGTTGTTGACCAGGTCTTCGAGGTTCATCGATTAGCCCTCTGCGGGTTGCTCGAGCCGTCCACGGCATTCGGAGAGTTTGCCATGTCCAGCTCAGCCTTGATACCGAGCGAGTTGCCGAATGCGGAGAAGTGCATCTGCGCCCGGTTGAGGTTCGCAGCGTGCCCCGCATCCTTGCTGTACGCCCGGTACAGGATGTAGTCGAGCATGCAGGGGGCGTAAGCATCCGGCAGCTTGATCAAGTCACCCTCGACGGCAGCCAGGCCGCTCTCTGCGCTATGAGGCGTGGGGACAGCAGAGTAGATGATCTCAACCTCTGCTCCCGACCTGGCCGGGGGGTAGACGTAGAAATGCGTCGGATCCAGGTCATCGAACATGAACTGCTCGATGTCGTAGGAGATCGAATCGTTGTGCCACCCTCGGCGCGTCTGGTCGATGGATCGCCGGGTCGCGACAAGGATGCCGTAACCCTGGCTATTCGCGGACGTGTTGCGGATGACATCGATAAGGCGATGGCCAGCTGACGGAATGGTCTGGCGGGTGCCGGTGACCAGCTGCATCTTGGCATTGATGCTCGCCGCGTCGGGCTTGACCTGGACGACCGCCTGGTAACTCTCGTTCAGCCAGCCGATCAGTTCCTCGTTAGTCCAGCGCGTACCTGCCGAGGTCACCTCCTGAAGGACCAGCTTGGCTTTCTTGATGACGTTGCCTACGGTGGTGACCGGCATGGCTTAGACCTCTTTCATGTGCTTGAGCTTGGCGAGCTGGGCTGTCCAGCCGAAGACACGACCGTTCTTGGTGTTCTCGAGCATGCGCTTGCCCTGGCTCTTTTCACGGAGCTGCTCGGTGGTCTCCCGGGGCTTGAACTGATCCTCGTGAGTCGCCTTGGTCTTCACGGGCTCAGGTTGATTCGGTGGCTTGGCCTTTGCAGCTTCCTGCTCAGCCTCTGCCTTGGGATTCTCGTCGTCGCCATTCTCATCGACGTCGACCTGCAGCAACAGACCGGCGCGAATGGTCTCGAGACCCTTGCGCTTATCAACGTCGACCTCAAGCTCCTTGCCGATCTCCTCGAGATCATCCTTCGTCTTGGCGGCGTTGATGCGATCTACGATGTTCTCGCTCATGTCACGGACTCTCTATGTGAAGAGGCCGGAGCCCTGGTGGACCCCGGCCTAAGGCTTAGCCGCGCTTGGCGTACAGGTGCCCAGCAGCGTTCGGATCGATCAGCTCGAAGCCGAACACGTTCAGACCTCGGGCGAGCTGACCGAAGTCATTCGGATTGTCGATGTTCTCCATCTTGGTCATCTGGCTCGCGAAGGTCAGAGCCTTCTTGTGCCCGAAGAAGATGTTGAACACGGTATCCGTGCCATCCGTGGTCTTGGCGATGTTGTTGGAGCGATACACGGTGTACCGGTCCAGCATACCCACCTTGCCGTTACGGAAGGCAGAGGTAGCGTCACCCATCTGGGATGCGTCACGCAGCTCGGACTTCTTCAGCATACCGATGGCCCAAGACGGCAGGACGATGTAGCGATTCTCATCGGGTACGTTCTGCTCATCCAGCACTGACCCAGAGTCCACGACCACGTCGAGGATAGTTTCCTTGGTCAGGGCCACTGGAATACCGGTCTCGCCCATGTTGTAAGAGCTGGACTCGGCACCGGCAGTGCCACCGGCGTTTGCGGCTGCTACGTCAGCATAGACCTCGCCGAGGATAACCTCGTCGATCTTGATCTTCATCTGCTGACCGGCGTCATCAGACCAGTCATCCATCAGCTGGATGTCGGACTGATACTTGTCGACGTCACTGACCTCGAAGGCGAAGTATTTCGCACGGTCAATGTGGAGCTCGACCTTGTCGGAAGTCGGCTTCTCGTAAGTGAGGCCGCCGCCGATTTCATAGTCGTTGATGGTGATAGAGGGAGTGGTACGGATTTCAACCGTGTCACCCTTGCTCTTGATCTCACCCTCATAGTCGGTGTTAGAGATCTCTGCGAATACGGTTGAGAGGTACAGCTTCTCGACCAGCTTCCCAGACCATACCTGCGGGATGAATCCTGATGCGCTCGTTGAGCTGTAGTCAGGATGTCCAACATCACGAGTAGGACCAGCCATCTCGATTTCCTCGGGTTACCGCTGCTCAGCGGGGAATGCGCCCTTCTTTCTGAGCAGCGAAGATATCGGCTTCCAGTCGTTCAGCCTCATCCCCCTTGACCTTACCCGCAGACTTATCGCGGTAGAACTTGTCGATGTCAGCACCCGTCCAGATCTTGCCTCGCCCGCTGGCAGCAGATGCTGCTACGGGGTCGCCTCCACCTGCACGACGGGGTGACACGTCCTCATCCTTCTCGGCCTTGGGTGACTTCGCTTCTGACTGACTCAAGTAGAGCTTGAAGATATCGGCCACGCCTCGGGCATCGAGGTTGCGCTGACTCTCTCCCAGTTCGGTCTGGTACTGCTTACCGCTGCTGGGGTCGTACCCGGCCAGGAACTGAAGGAATCCAGGCTCCTGATTGATCTTCTGGAACTCGGGGACTGCGCGAGACAGGTCGGTCCAGAAGTTCGCTTCAGCCTCTTGCCGCTTCTCTTCTTCAATGCGGTTGAGGCGTTCGCTCAGCTTCTCGACGCTGTCGTCCTGCTGCTTAGGCTCCGATCTCTGTTCGATCATGCGGGTGACGAAGTCGACCAGCTCCTCACCGAAGGTATCCTTGAACTCAGCAAGCTTTTCATCGGGCACAGCACTGTCAGTGCCTGCTCCCTCAGATCGCGCCTTCACAAGGGCCTTCTCGGATTCGGCCAGCTGGCTAGTCAGCTCACGAACCTTCGTGTGCAGCGTCGGTACTTCGGAATCGTACTTGCCACGCAGGACGTTGAAGCGGTTTCGCCAGTAGCTCGCATCGCGATCTTCCTGGGGCTTCTCTTCCTGCTTGGCCTGCTTCGACTCGTCTGCCTCGACGGGTTGCTTCTCAGGCTCGGTCTTCTCAATGTCTTGATCAGTCTCGGGCTCGGGGGTTGCCGCAGGCGCCTCGGGATCTTTCTCAAGATCCTCGAAGTGCGTGCTGGCAGCCTTCGCCTGATTGCGTACTGACCTGGGCAGTGATGACATTCTTGCTCCTTTGTCGCTCTGTGCGACTGGTGAGCCGGTTCTTACCGGGGTTCACGAAAGGCTTGCGGATTCGTTGCTGCCTGCGCATTGCAGCTCGGAGCGCTTCGCCACGACAAAGCACCCGATCTGGATGCTTTGGCCTGACTGCCTACCTATACCGTAATTCTACCACGCCTCTCGCTTCTTCCAGATTCTTGATAAGCGATGATAACTCCTTGGCCCTTCCCTGGGCCTGGTGGATACCCACCGGATCGGCGATGGACTCAAGCTCGTCTCTGCGTTGCTCCCGCAGGGACTTGAGATAATCCACGAGGATTCTCCCCTCGTGACTGGCCGCCACTGATGCCAGTGCCTTCCAGCGCCTCTCGTCCGCCCCGTCCTGTCCTGGCCTCATATGATCTCGCCTTCGCTAGCGTTTCCTGGATATCCGCGAGGAGGCTCTGAGCCTCGAGCGGTGCCATTTCGACGTCCATCTGGGTCCGGGTCTGCTCGTTCTGATAGCTTGATTGCTCGGCCTGGGCATCGACCTGGGTCTCCCGGGTCTCTGCCTGCTTCTTGGCATTATCGGCCTGCATGCCCTGGAGCTTCAGCTGCCGCTCTGCCATTTCCAGCTTCTGGATCATTTGGGACATCTGCTGGCTCTGGCTCTGCTGGTTCTCCAGGTCTTCCTTGCTCGGGATGAGACCCGGCATGTCCAGCTTCTCAGCAATCTTCTCGAGCAGCTTGCGACGACCCTCGAGACCCACGATCTGCATATCGAACTCATTGGCGGTCGACTGCAGGAACTGACCTCGGAGTGCGTGCGTCTGCTCACGGATCAACATGGCGCTGGATCCACGCGGGACGACTGACACGTCACCCTTGATCGAATTGTCTTCGGAATTCTGCATGTTGTACAGCCAGGTGCCCTCGATAACCCGGCGGATGACGCCTCGGTCGATATGGCGAACGGCGTCCTTGATCCCCTTGTTGGCGGATTCCATCAACATGCCCAGGCCAGAGGCGGTCTGTCCGGCTCCACCCACCTGATCGTTACCATAGCTGTAGCGCGGGATGTTGGTCGCGTCGTCAGCCTTGATCTCGAAGGCCTCGTATACGCCCAGCAGCTCGTTGGCGTTTGAGTTGGGCTGGAAGAAGTTGACCGCTCGGTTGGCACCAGACCCCATAGGGTTGTCCTTGGTGCGCCATACCTTCCAGGGGTACATGTCGGTCGGGTCTTCTGACGGGTTCAGGCGGTCCTCGTACACCTCAACCTGAGGCCCTGAGCTCATGGCCAGGTTGTTCACCAGGGAGCGAGCCGTGGAGTTGCACATATCCTGCACGTCGGCCATCAGCTCTGGGATAGCGATACCCCAGAAGGAACCTGGCACAGGGTTGAAGCATGCGCGGTGGTACGGACGACGCTCCAGGGGATCCTGGTTGAGCTTCAGCTTCACGACGTGACCGCCGATCAGGATCGCTTCGACCTGGTAGTCGGCGAGAGGGTCTTCGATCTCGTCAGGGTGCACGCCCCACTGCAGGAGCGTTAGGCCTTGCGCATTCCCCCAGTAGATCAGTCCCTCGATGGTCTCGGATCCGGTGTAGAGCTCATGATGCCGCCCCTCCAGGTGACGACGTTCATTGTCATCCCATAGCAGGTTCTTCAGCCCGCTGCGGCCATGCTCCTCGAGCACCCGGTTA